CAGCCGCCGGCGTGACACCGCCCTCGTCGGCACCGCCCGACATCTTGCCCTTCTTGTAGGTCTTCTTCGCCATCTTCAGCACATCGCCGAAGCTCTTTCCCTTGTGGGACTTCATTGTCGCCTTAACGTGAGTGAGCCACTTGTTCGCCATTTTGTTTATTCGGCGAGAAGTTATTGTAATCCCACCGGCTTTTCAACGAACCCCGGGGCGACCCCTGCTCCAGAAAAGAGGAGCCATTGACATCCATACGCAGTCACGATACGAGGGTCCAGCGTCTCCTTGCCAAAGTTGGGGTCGGGGGCGACAATAGAGATCGCATTGCGATTATAGGCTACGAGCTCGGTCTGATCCCGAGGGTGCATGGCTTGTCCATACATCAGGCGACGCACCGTAGAGTCTCCCCATGACAGATTGACCAGGTCTCCCAGCTCATTCCCCTGCGCACTCTCAGAGACAAGAATAAGTCTGTTCTTCAAGTGATCCAGTGGGGTTGTCACGGTGACATGAGTCGTCAGGTGACGATGAACGGTGGTCTTGAGGCAGTGCGCGGCCTTGTTTAGGGTCACTGCGTTTGCGGTATGGGGTACAATGGAGAGGATGAAGGGATCAGTGCTCGTTTGCCAAGCCTGAATCAGGTCAGTACACACGGAATCAAATGTCCAATAGTCCACCGTATAGTCGTATCCAGGGTTCAACGGAGCCTTGGATACAATTGGCTTTCCATTCTCATCGGCGTAGAGATGAACCTCGAGCAGTCGCCGGCCCGAGGAAATCACCGCCGCCGGATCCTCAAACACACCACCGGCAACATAGTAATCACAGAGACGCTTACGACCGGCTGCTGCATTGTCTTCGGCGTCAATCCCCTCGTGCCAAATCGTGTAGCCCAGAATGCCAATCAGTGCGGCGCCAATCGCAAGCTCCATTACTTCTTCTCAGTTTCTATTTTTGGAGCAGTGAACAGGATCTGCCGAAATCCATTCATGACATCATCCGGAATACGGGCCTGCATGGGAATCTCCATCAGACATGCATAGTGGAAATATAGACAGTACATTCCACATTCCGAATCCTTGAACTGGTGCCGAGTGGAGTTGAAGCTCATCTTCATTGGCTTCTTATGGACGCCTGTTGCATCCCACTGTGCCTTCCAGCGACGCATGAGCACCTTGATCTCCTTCTCGGGCTCATGGGCATAGGAATCAAAGTAGGTCACGCGCGGATACTCAAGGTCGGAGCGCACATCGCAGAACAGAGCAATCCAGTGTTCACCAGGTCCATCGTGAGGATCCGTATTGAAGACAATGCCAATCTGTTCATGGCCCTTCTTGACCAGCTCGGGCAGCTTCATACTACAGAGCGAACTGACGACACATTGCTGAGTCTCGTTGTGGAGATCAAAATCAATGGGAATGGATCCAACATAGAAGTACTTTGCAAAGAGCTTGGTGTAGCTCTTTTCTACTTTATCAATGTCATCCGATGACAGCCACTCGTCGCGCTTGACTGTCCATTCCTTCGGAGCCTTGGGCCGCTGCATGAGGGACGCAACGATGCACTCGGCCGACCCCGTGGTACACTTGTCGGCCAGACGGTGCTGAATGTTTGTCCATACCTCCTCGGGGGTTCCCGTCGGCACGGGATCCTCCTTCGGATGCTCCTTGTTATACACTTTGCGCAGGCGCTCAATCTCCTCGGTATCTAACCAGGACATTCCTTGTTCTAAAACGGATACTATTAAGTCAGAGGGAGAACAAAACAAATGGAGTCCCTCAAGCCAATCCTTTCTGCCTATGCCGGCGTCCAGCGTCAGATCAACGACATCAACGTTCAGGTCAATCATCTTCGCGATGAGCGTCGCACACTTGAGCTGGATCTTGCTGCCCTCTACGCAACGTCTCGAGAGGAACTCCCCGACAAGATTAATCTTGCAACTTCGGGGATGACCTTTTCGGTGAAGCGACCTAATCAGTGGAAGAAGGGCTGGTCATTGTCTAAGAAGGAACTGAAGTCCTATTTGGATGAGCTGCTGCCTTCGCAGGCAGAGACTGTCATGGCAGAGATTGTCAAACGGCAAGAGGAGAAGATGGTAGAGACAGACTACGGGTTTGAGCTGAAGATGAAGAACTAGACACTGCAAGATCCGCCTCAATCTCTCTCAGTGTGTCCTGAATCTCAGCAAGATGCCGCTTCGCCTGCTCGATATTCTCGCGTGGAAGGAAACCACCCCGGATACGAGTAAGATTACACACAAGATGACCGTTGGTGCTCAGCAGACGGGTAGCCAGGATGATTCGAGCCTTGACCATCAACGTGATATGAATATGACACACATATTATTTTTAAGTGCCATCGTCGCACCTCTCGGCAAAGTAGGCCGCCAGTTTTTCAGATAAACCCTTGGTGCTGAACTCAAAGACACCAGTCCAGTTCGGGCGCATGACTTTCCGTATATCCTTGACTCCGTCCAGAATGGAATGGCGATCCACATACTTGCGATTGGCATGCGTTCCATGCCACATGTGAAACACAGGTCCCGACGTGCAGGTAATTCGCGGCTTGGGCAGCTTATCAAATTCCGTGTAGGCAGGTACAAGCGCGGGTTTGAGGTAAGTCGTGGGAAACTTGACACCCAACCAGGCGGCGGCCGACAGGGTATCTCCACTCCCCGTAACACCGTATTTGAAGAAGCCCACCTTGCGGAACCACGACCGACGGAAGGCCCAAGCAAAGCCAGGATGGAGTTTGTGATCAAAGGTTTTTTCCCTGTTCATGTAGATGACCGATTCGCGGATCTGCGTGGCCTTTGTATAGGTAATGTCCATCCAAACAGCAGTGGTAAAGGGCTGAACGACATCGTGATCAGACAGGGCGTCCGAAACCTCAGAGTACCAGTTCGGATTGCCAAAGACAATATCGGCATCCAAAAAGAGGACCTTGGAATAATACCAGGGGATCTTTCGCTCCAGCAGGTCGCAGAGGTTTTCCTTGTGAAACATGATGGACTTGGCGTAGACGTGAAAGGCATCCTTGATCTCCGGCTCTTGCCGATTGAACACGAGCTCCAGCGTATAGACTGGAATACCTGCCAGCTTCAGCTTCTCAAGGGTATAAAAGTAGTTCATGAGCATTCGCTTGGACTTTGCTGGATTGAAGAAGACAAGGCCGACAGCCATATCCCGCTTCCAGGGCGACCTGTATCGGACATTGGCGATCTCAATCATCGCACCTGGATACTGCTTTGGGGGAGCATCGGGTAGCTCGGTATAGGTCATTGACTGAGCAGCCCCCATTGTGTAGGAAAATGGATAAAAGTTTCATCTGGAAATCACAACGCAGATGACCGACGTGTACTCTCCATACAATGCGCGCAACCGCTTCTTCACCGAGAAGGATATTCATGCAATTCTACACCGTCATGGGCTCCCCCATTACCGTGTAGCAAACGCACGGGTCTTTCAAACCGCAATGGTTCATACAACCTACGTCAAACGATCAGACTATGTCACGCCCGATGGACGACCGGCATCTCTTGCTCCGTGTCCTTCTGGTGTTATGCCTCTGCAGGATGAGTCGTATGAATGCCTTGAGTTTGAGGGTGATTCGGTCTTGGGTGTCTGTGTGGCGACGTATCTGCGCCGCAAGTATCCGGAGAAGAAGCAGGGGTTCCTCACGGATGCCCGCAAGGAGTTGGTGAACAATGAGCGCATTGGATCTCTGTGCCAGCATGTCGGGCTGGATGCCTTCTATGTCATTTCTCGGCACAATGAAGAGTCGGTGGCTATCAACGGGCGTCGGAATATTCAGAAGCTCGGTGATATCTTTGAGGCGTTCATCGGCGCCTTGTGGACGGATTGTGGAAATCGGTTCAATATCGTCTATGCGTTTGTGACCGCTGTCATTGAAGCATACATTGACGTTCAGGATGCCGTGACCACAGTGACAAACTACAAGGACATCTTTCAAAAGTACTGCCAGCGAGAGTTCGGCTGTACGCCAACCTACATGATGCTGAGTCCGATGAAGGACTGCAAGGACATTCGAGTTCTAGTCATGGATGGTCCCTCCATTCACGGGCGAGGACAGGGACCGACGCGCAAGAAGGCTGAGCAAATGGCGGCCAAGGAGGCTTTGGAGAAGTTTGGCGTGGTCCTCGCTACTTAGCCCCGAATCGGTAATGATTCCGAACGGCTTCCCATAGACCAGCTCTATTCCGCGCAGGCCCTGCATGTTTAAGATATTCATCCGCCATTGCGACTTCGTCAGCCAGCGTCATGGCCTTCCAATCTTTTCCAGTGACCTTTTTCACAATCCGCTGGTTCAGAGCAGTGACCGCATTGTGAAGCTCTGATTGCGAGATACTCTGCCAACCCTGAAGCAGGCCCGCACGAAATGCTCGTACGTCGTCTCCACAACTCGGCAGTTTTTCAACGGAGACAAGTAGAGAGAGCAAGTCAAAAATCTTGCTAACGTTCCGTTGATCGGCTTCGGAGAGGCGAGACCCCGCGGGCACGTGCTCGTGGAGAAAGGCCGCGATCGTGGTATACTGTTCAAAGGACGAAATGTAGCTGCTCTCCTGAATTTTAACAAGAAAGTCGCCGAAGTATGTCGTATCTCCCTTGCGCATCGTTCCATAATCAACAATCACCGGGCATCCATCTTGCATGAGGCACGTGTTGTTGGTATGCAGATCGCACTGAACAAAGGCGCCGTTGATATGAACAAGTCCGATCATGATATCTGCGAGGGACAGAGCAATGGTCGCCGGATCTTTTCCATCTAGGCAGGTGCCATATCTCAGCGTGATTAGACAGATGTTCAGGGCACTGTCTTCATCGAAGCCTTTCGGGAGCTTGCCACCGACGACTATTTTGCTGTTAATGTCGTCTTGATCCGGCGGGTATTCGGCCAAGTGAGGGTTTGTTATCATTTTTATATACGGATTGGTGGCTGCCACGGAACGCACAAAGTTGTTCCTCTTGTCCACTTGACGCGAGGCATCTCCGAGGTATGCAACAACGTCCCTCGGGCCCAGACTGTTTCCGATGAGAGACTGGACTAGCTTATTTGTCAAGACTGGGTTTTTTGGAGTGTCCTTGGCATACAGGGGAAGGAAGCTCCAGTCATCTCCTCCAAGCACCACAACATACTCGCCGGCACCGAGCACGCCACCACCCTTCATCGGCTGGGTCAGCAATACGCGATCACGGCACCGAACCTTACGAAGTGTCCGCTTTCTAGTCTGAAGCACAGACTTTGTGCAGATAGCAATCGCGGCTCCTTCCGCCGTGCTGCCTTTTCGGACCTTGACCGTCTTGCGGACCTTCTTGACGCAGCGACAGAACCTGTCAACTTGGCGCCCCATTGTGTCAAAGGCAGAAGAATATATCCTCGCAAAGAATAAACTAAATGGGCGGTGGTCTTCTTCAGCTCGTTGCTTATGGTGCGCAGGATGCCTACATCACTGGAAATCCCCACATCACCTTCTGGAAGGTGCTCTACAAGCGTCATACGAACTTTGCCATGGAGGCGTTTCGCGTGAACTTCACTGGCTCGCCTCAGTATGGCCAGCGCGTCGTTGCCATTGTCAACCGCAACGCTGACCTGATGTACAAGACCTACCTTGAGGTCCAGCTCCCCGACACCACCACGGCTGGCGTCAAGTGGACGGCGGCCTGGGAGCGTCGTCTCGGCTACCAGCTCCTCAAGAAGGTGGAGGTGGAGATTGGCGGTCAGATCATTGACACGCACTACGGCGAGTGGCTCTTCCTCTGGGAGAACCTGACGTCTGGGTTTGACAACTCCGTCAAGCTGGACAGCATGCTAGGTGGATACCTCGGTGGATCCACGACGTCAGCCGTGTCCTGCGGTGGTCGCCCGAACATCCTCTACATTCCCCTGCAGTTCTGGTTCTGCCGCAACCCGGGTCTGGCCCTGCCCCTGATCGCCCTCCAGTACCACGAGGTGCGCATCAACGTCACCCTGTCCCCTGCGACGGACCTGGTGACCGCCGCCACTCCGGGCACCACGACGGTCTCTCAGGCCGCTGCTCTTCTGCCGAACCTCAAGGATATGGCGCTCTACATTGACTACATCTACCTGGATGTGGATGAGCGTCGTCGCTTTGCCCAGCAGTCGCACGAGTACCTGATCGACCAGCTCCAGTTCGGTCTCCAGCAGACGCTCACGACGGCCAATGCCCGCATTGACCTGACGCTGAACCACCCGGTTAAGGAGCTGGTGTGGGTCTTCCAGGATGCCCGCAAGACGGACTGCGGCTCGGATCTGACCAAGAACATGGGCTTCACGCAGCCGTTCAGCTACGACGATATCGTCAACCGCTGCCGTCTGCAGATCAACGGACAGGATCGCTTCGATGAGCGCTATGGCGACTACTTCTGGCGCGTCCAGCCCTACCAGCACCACAGCGGCGGTGCGTTCTGGCCGATGCGCGCTCAGGTCACGGCGCCGACCGCGACAACAATCACGGCAACGGCGACGGTCACGGGTGATGTGCTCAGTGTTACCAGCACTCCCAGTGGCGGATATATCATTGAGGGAGCTGTTGTGTCGTCGTCGGTTGCCGGTCTCATTGCCCCGGGCACGATCATCTCTGCCTTCGGAAGTGGTTCGGGTGGTCAGGGTACGTACAATATCAGTGAGACTGTCCTTCAGGCCGGAACCAACGTATCTGCGGGAACGGTGACCTTTACCCTGCCGAACCTTCAGTACACTCCCCACGACAATCCGATCAACGTGTATTCGTTCGCGCTGCAGCCGGAGGAGCACCAGCCGTCGGGCACGTGCAACTTCTCGCGCATTGACACGACCACGCTCGTGTTCGACAGCATCGCGGAGACGGGTCTTGCCAAGCCGACCAAGAGCACCCCGTTCAACTTCCGCATGTATGCGGTCAACTACAACATCTTCCGCGTCATGAGCGGCATGGGTGGCCTGGCGTACTCCAACTAAGGATTTTGCTGGGTAGAAGCAAGGTGAATGCCTAATTTTATTTTCAAGTTTCTGATATCGGATGAGTTTGGCGGGACTCCTCTAACGGATCAGCAACTAAACGCCATGAAGACAGCGCTGGAGCCAATGATGCGCGACGCATTTGAGAGCGGGGACACAACTGTAAGTCTGTCCTCGCTCAGATTCTACGAAGGGCCTGACAAGATCAAAATGATTATAGTTGAGGGCACCACGTCAGACCTGGAGGATCTGAGAGGCCATGTAGATTGGCCTATCCGATACCTTGAGGAAGACAAGGTCCTGCCTCAAGGATGGACTATAACCGATTATTCAACGTTCATATCCAATGCGCCTGACGCACAACGTGATCCCGAAGTGCCGGAAGCTGTAGATGAGGATCCTAGCGGCGGCCGTCGTCGTCGCCGTTCATCGGCCAAACGCGTCCGGAAGGTCACCCGTCGGCACCGACACCGGAAGGGTTCTCGCAAGCTCCGTTCGAAGCTTCTCTAAATACAGAATCGCATCCATGTGCTCCTCTTGAGCATGCACAATCCACTCAAGCACTGAAAGATCCTTACGATCAAGGTTCGTTCCGTACTTTGCTTGTCCAAACTCCGACCGTTGCTTGAACTTCTCAATCACGGCGGTTACAATGCTGTCCATTTTTATAAGTAGAGGTGTCAATGCTGAAAGTGTTTCTGGTTTGCTTGGCGGTTGCCTGTGTGTTCGTTGTCCTTTCCAATCCAGTTACCTATTTCCGGAAGGAAGCCCCAACGACACGTTTGTATTCGGAAGGCACCCGTGAAGTCCTAAGGTCTGCTGCATCATTATCGGTGCCGGTTGACCCGGGACAGGGCATTTTACGTGGTCTCGACCAAGGATATGTCCCATTTCGTGTGAGATGACATACTGACGGTATCCGTCCAAAGTCTGACCGCTTCTCTTTGCCCCGTGACGCCATCGCTGCTCGTTGATATGCATCTGATGGCCTCCCAACTCGGCACAAGACAGAGTGTGATCGCATCCGGCTGCCACCAGTCCTTTCAGAGACGACAAATGAATGACCACATGCGGGTTGGACTTTACTTGAACAAAGCGATATCCCTGCGACTCCCATCCATCGGGATCGGCGAGGCAGATGGCCACCTCTTGCGCAAAGTCCTTCGGTGGAAACTTCACATCGGGATCTACGACCACTGTGTATGTGACCGTCTTCATTAAAAATGAATGCGATTTTATAACTGCTGACCAAGGCAGAATGGCAAAGTGTTCTCACTGCAAGAAGAAGACTCACCTTGAGTTCAAGTGTCCCTGCTCAACGGAAAAGGTGTTCTGCGTGAAATGTCGCGCGACGGAAACGCATGCCTGTGTAGTTGTGTATCCTCAAGTTGAGTTGATCAAGGTTGTCCCTGTCAAGGTAGAGAAGATCTAGTCCCCTCCCGGAGGAGAGATTGGCATGAATTCCACGAGTACGTCCATAATTCGGACCACTCTTGCCGTGGTCATGTTGAACCGCTCCATGACAGATGCAATGACGCCCCCGTCTCTCTCAAGGAACTCCACTCTGATCATACCTGCTGTATCGTAGATCTTGGCATACCACGGCTCATGTTCGGCATGCGTGATCTCCACCTCCAGTCCGTAGTTGAACTCCGCGTTGGTCTTGATGATTGCGTTACGAATATTGGTCTCCATCTTGGCAATGTAGTCTTCGTAGCGAAAAATCAAATCCATTTTGTAACAAAAACAAACCTAGGCTAGACAGTAATGGCGAGTAGACCGTATGATGTTGGCGGTCCGGCCGAGATGTACGAAGTCCCTGCCGGCCTTTTTTCGGCGAATGCAGCCACAGAAACAGAAGCGATAAGTAGTTTGACAAGCATGCTAGAAGACGAGGGCGCGGAGAAAGAAACCTACGATGAGTTGATTCTCAGCTTGGGAGGGTCAAAACGAGCAGGCGATGCGAGGAGTGAGAACACTGTGCTTACTCTAATAAAAAAGGCACTGGGTGCGAGAAAAAAGTTTAGTAGTTCCACACCAGTTCTCCTTATCAGCGGAGAGCAGATAGACGGTTCTCTGGAAGCCATTTACGACGCCGAGGGCATGTGGTTTATACCGCTCCACGTACGCGTGCCGATGAAACGAGAGATCGTGATTCCTCCGACATTTATAGAACCTAAATCGCGTGCTGTGGCAATCGCTGGACATACAGTTAACTCTATTGCAGAGTTGGGTAGAGAAACAGCAGAGAGTTCTCCTTTCATTATGAAACTTACTGAAGTTCTCAAACGATGTAACCGGATCTATGTTCATAATGACCTTTGGTTAGATGGAAGCCCCTTCATATGCGACAACTTCTTCTTTGACCGAACACCCTGTATTCTCTATGCCTTGAAACAGGCTGTGAGCGCAGGTGCAACGGTCATCTTTGTAAACTTATCAGATTTGAAAAAAGATCATAGGTGTAGAAAGCATTTTCAGTATGTACGTGAAGGCGACGACGTGGATAAAGAGTACGCAACGTGGACAAAGGACAAAGACGTACGCTTTAGAGATCCGTGGCGTTTTCCATCAGGAGGAAAGCGAACCCGACGCAGCACTCGGCGGCTTCGTAGAAAAACCAAATCTGCTTCCCAGTATAAATGAACGTGTTCCTTGAAGCCCTGCTCGTTGGTCTGTTTTTGCTTCCAGTCTTTTGGGTCAGTGAAAAACTTGGATTTTCCAAGTGGGTAACTGTGTTTCTTGCGGGCGTGCTCTTCCACCTGACAGCGGAACTCACGGGTCTGAACAAGGCTTATGTCTTGACAAAGGGCTGAGCGATGTACGACGCAATCACATCGTAGGGCGCCACACATTCGCCCGTGAAGTAGAATGCAAACCGATCAAGGTAGTCTGTGTCCGACAGACAATAGTGAATGACCCGAACAGCATGCTCCATCGTGATGTCTTCCGGGAGGCTCGTGTCCCATGAGTACTGCGGATAGCAGTAGTTCAGCCGAGTTCGGGATGGGCAGTCGTAGGGCGTGCACTTGTCAAATGCATCGCGGAGCAGACGGATGGAGATCATTTGCTTCGGGAGCTGTTCAAGAGTGATGGTACGGTGTGCCATGGTGACCACTGTATTGATGGCTGCATATTTTGAGATCCGTTTTTTAGCATGTCCTAAAATGGATCTGATCGTATCAAGAAAGGGAGAAGTGGTCCAGCACACAATGAATCCCTCTGACATCACTCTCTTCACCGCCCCGTCCGCGGGGCGCGGCCGCGGCACGAACGACGCTTCAAACAAGACCAGGGAGAAGATCCTTCTGGACGGATACAACGGCAAGACAAGCGAGATGTTTGCGGATCCCACCTACGGCGAGGACTGGCGCCGGATCGCTGACCTCTTTGCCAGCGCACTCGCCGAGCTGGGCGGGGAGGGGCAGGTCACGGTCAAGGCCAAGGGTGGCCGTGGCTTCAACTACGACTTCGAGGTCACGCGTGGAGATCTCAAGCACAAGGTGGAATTCAAGTTTGGCGGAACTTCAGTTCAGACGATTCCGGAGTTCTTCAACCCTGCAGCCAACAAGCCTTTCCACGATCGTCTCTATGCGGATTTCTTCTACGACAATTACTTGCCGGACATTGCCGGGCTCTACGGACTGGCCCCGCCGCCGAAGAACGAGTACCTGAAGGAGATTCACAAGAACAAGTCAAATCACAAGTTCTTTGTTGACTTTCGCGTGGCAGAGGCAGCGCAACCGGAACGCTACGCGGAGAAGAGCAAGGCAACTGCGGCGTCCATCACGGCCTACCTTGAGGCAGTGAAGGACACAACCAAGCTGGCCGCCCTCACATCTGAGTTCATGAGGTCGCAGAAGGACAAGCGCTTCCTGCTGTTCAATGCAGGAAAGTTCCACCACGATCGGATCTCGGACGCTGAACTGACGGCAAAAAGTGTTGTGGGCGTGCGTAACGGTAACCTCCTCGTCATTCAGAGCGCGGAACCCGGGACTACCCACGAGATGCTGCTCCGCTGGAAGAACCACCTGGGGGTGGCGTTCCCTGCATGGCAGATCAGCATGCGCCGCCTAGCCAAATAGGTAGAACGCTCTCGATTTCAGTCTTGGACAGGGCGTTGTTCCCAACAAACAACCGAATAAACTCGGCAGTCCTCGTGGACTGAAGACTAGCATACACTTTTTCAATTAGCTTCTCTGCCTTTTTCGTATTCGCCCTCACGACATTGACATGGTTCTCTGCATAGAAGGCAGGATAGTCGACAAGGGCCGTGTTCAGTGTATAGGCTGCATTGCCGTAGCCACGGTTGATCAGAATCGCCTTTCCAGACAGAGGGGGCCTGCTGAATCCGTCAATGTACTGCTTCTTGGGTTCCTTGACGCC